AGGGTGATGACCTGCCAACAGGTGTTGACTACGTTGTCTTTGATGCTGCTGTTAACAGTGGCCCAGGAAGGGCTGCAAAGTGGCTACAAGCCTGTGTTGGGGTTGAGCCTGATGGTGGCATTGGCCCCAAGACCTTGGCGGCGGTGGCTGCGTTTGAGGGTGACCTGGTTGACGATTACAGCAAGCGCCGGCTGTCATTCTTGATGGACCTGCCCCACTGGCCAACTTTCGGCAAGGGATGGGGCCGCAGGGTGGCCGATGTGAGCAAGACAGGTTCTAGCATGGCATAAGCTGGAATAATCAAGCCATGGCCAACGTCAAGCAGCAACTCGAAACCCCGTCAATCCCAAGCCTTGGGTTTGCGCCGGAGGTGTATGAGCGCAGGCACTTCAGTGAAAACTACGGTGCCTTGAACACCTACTTTCGCAAGATGATCGGCGTGCTGGGTGCGCTGTTTGGTCCAAGGGGCGGCAAGTTTATGAACAACCCCTACGGGGCTTTTCAAGATTCGACAGACCAGACTGCGGCCAACACGACCACAGCCTACGCTGTCAAATTTAACACCACCGACTTTTCCAATGGGGTCACCATTGCCAGTGACTCGCGCATCACGGTGGCTGTGGATGGTATTTGGAACTTGCAGTTTTCGATTCAATTCAAAAACACAATCAATGACGGCCAAGACGTTGACATTTGGTTTCGCAAAAACGGCACCAACATTGCAAACTCAAACAGCAGATTTCACTCTCCTCAAAGAAAAAGCGCTGGCGACCCAAGCCATATCATTGCTGCATTGAATTTTTTTGTTGAAATGGCTGCTAATGATTACATTGAGATTATGTGGAGAACTGAAAACACTGGTGTAAGTATTGAGCATTTTGGGACAAGCGCCAGCCCAACACGACCAGCAGTGCCATCGGCCATCGTCACGATGAGCTTTGTATCCAACCTACCAACGGTCTAAGCCATGTACATCCCATTGAAACTTCCCCCAGGCGTCTACAAAAACGGCACCGAATACCAAGCTGCTGGCCGCTGGAACAACGCCAACCTGGTGCGCTGGTATGAGAACACGCTGCGCCCTGTCGGAGGATGGCGCAAGAGAGCCAACTCGCAAATGTCTGGAATGTGCAGAGGTCTGCTGACCTGGCGCGACAACGGAGGCAACCGCTGGGTTGCAGCGGGTACGCACACGCACTTGTATGTGATGAATGAGTTGGGCACGCTCAAGAACATCACGCCAACTGGCTTCACTGCGGGTGCTGCAAGCTCCACCACACTGACGGGATACGGCACCAACGTGTATGGCGCTTTCGCATACGGTGTGGCCAGGCCGGATACTGGCGTGCCAATTCCAGCGACCACATGGAGCCTTGACAATTGGGGCGAGTATTTGGTGGGTTGCTCCAATGCCGATGGCAAGCTGTACGAGTGGCAGCTTGGTTTTTCGACACCCACATTGGCTGCGGCCATTACAAACGCGCCAACAGGGAACAAGGCTTTGCTGGTGACTCAAGAGCGCATCCTGTTTGCACTCGGCGCTGGTGGCAACCCTCGCAAGGTGCAGTGGTGCGACCAAGAGGACAACACGATCTGGTCACCTGGCACTGACAACTTGGCTGGCGACTATGACTTGGCGACCCCAGGCTCACTGCTGGCTGGCAAGCGGGTCAAGGGTGTGAACCTGCTGTTCACTGATGTGGACGTCCACACAGCGCAATATGTTGGCGCTCCATTTGTGTATGGTTTTGAGAAGGCAGCAAGCGGCTGCGGCCTGATCTCGGCCCAAGCAGTGGCGGCCATCGACACTGCTGCCATTTGGATGAGCAAGGCTGGCTTTTGGATTTATGACGGTTATGTCAAGCCACTGCCAAGTGATGTGAGCGACTTTATTTTCAAAGACATCAATTTGGCCCAGGCGTCCAAAATTTACTGCGTCCACAACAGTAAGTTTGGTGAAATCTGGTGGTTTTACCCCAGTGGATCAAGCAACGAAAACGACAGCTATGTGACGTTCAACTATCGTGAGAACCACTGGAGCATTGGAGAAATTGCACGCACCGCTGGGGTTGACGCTGGTGTGTTCACGTATCCATTGATGGTGTCCACAGACGGGTATGTGTACGAGCATGAGGTGGGCTATTCCTACGATGGCGCATCAGTGTTCGCAGAGTCCGGGCCGATCCAGCTTGGCAATGGCGACAACGTGATGAGCGTGCGTGAGGTCATTCCGGATGAACAGACATTGGGCCAGGCCGTGGTGTCTTTCACCAGTCGCTTATACCCCACAGGTGCGCAGTCCTCATTCGGCCCTTACTCGGCAGCCAACCCCACCAGCGTGCGGTTTTCTGGTCGGCAGATCAATATGAAGGTGACGGGCGCTGTCCTGGCCGACTGGCGCGTGGGTGTCATGCGCCTTGATGCTGTGGCCTCTGGCAAGCGATGAGCGACCGGGAACACCTAGAGCGACTGCGCCACCATGTGGAGGCGGCATTAGAATACTCTGGAGGCACACACAATTTTGACGATATTGCCGAGATGGTCCAGGATCACAGATTGCAGCTGTGGCCAGCCAAAGACTCGGTGGTATTGACAGAGATCATTGTCTATCCCAGGCTAAAGAATTTGCATTATTTTCTGGCTGGTGGCGACCTAGATGAACTCTCAAGGATGAGACCATTGATCGAATCCTGGGGCAAGTCTGTTGGCTGCACCAGGGTGACTTTGGCAGGCCGAAGAGGCTGGCAAAAGACATTTTTGAAAGACGAAGGTTACAGCCCACAGTGGTCTGTACTGGCAAAAGATTTATAGGGGAAAGATTATGGCAACTTCACCGGCACTAGCATGGTCACTGGCCAACGGCATCAGTCAAGAGCAGTTTGACAAAAACATTGTTGACGCAATCAAACAGGGCGAGGCTCAAGGCTTGAGCGATGCCCAGTTTGAAAGCCTGATGAATCAATACCAGATCAGCGCTGCTGATGTGGCCCGTGCCACTCAGTCAAGCCCTGCGGCCATTCAAGCCCGTATGGAAGCAGCAGCGCCCACAACGGCCACTGAGATTGCCTACAACCAGGCAGCCATGGATGAGCTGGCAGCGCGTGAAGCGCAGTGGGCCAAGCAGCAGCAACAAAATGCGACTAATTGGGCAGCGCAGCAGCAGGCCAACACGACCAACTGGGCCGAGCAGCAGCGCTTGAATGAGATCAGGAATCAGCAGCAGATTGCAGCCAATCAAAAGGCTTATGAAGCATACCTGGCCAATCAGCAGAAGTTGGCAGCCGAGCAGGCCGCAAAGACCACAGGCTTTCAGACCAGTGCTGGCACGATGCCATTTGTAAATGCCACCCAAGGCTTTGCACAGAACTTTCAGAATTACCAGTCCATTGCACCTGGTGCGCAGTACAACCCAGCAGTCACTCCTGGTGGCGCTTCTCCTTACAGCCTGATCATGGGCCAGATGAAGCCCATGGGCAACCCATACGCAGGCGTGGTGGCAGGCACAGCAATGGGTGGCTATAACCCAGCTCTGTACGACCAAATCGCTGCGGCCAATACGGCCAAGACAGTGGCAGAGCAAGCGGCTGCAACACAAAACAATCAGCAAGAATCAACAGGCATGGCCAAAGGCGGCCTGGTCCATGGCGGCCTGATGTTTGGTGGCAACCCTCCAGGTCCTGATGATGGCGCTGTCAACCTTGACCTTGGCGAGTATGTGATCAAGAAGTCTTCAGTCGATAAGTATGGCAAGGGTCTTCTGGACATGATCAATGAAGGCAAAGTGCCTGCCAAGAAAATGAAATCTTTACTGGGATAAGGTGGCAATATGTCAAAAGGTGGAAGCACAACATCAACAAGCTCTATTGATCCACAGATCAAAGAAGCATTCCTGGCCAACTTTCAGCAGGCCCAAGGTGTGGCCGGTGCATTGCCGGTCCAGCAGTTTGCTGGGTACAACCCAATGTACCAGGCAGGCGAGGAGGCTTTGGTCAACACGGGCCTCGCTGGCCCAGGCATCACTGGCACTGACCTGGCAGCTCAAATGGCTGCTTATGGCGGTGTCTATCAGCCTGCACAAATTACAGCGCAGCAGACCAATCTGGGCATGACTGGACCAGGCTCCATCGGCTCTTACATGAATCCATACAC